AGCTCTTTTTTGGGTTCATTATTAAGTTGTTCCTTGATGTAGAGGTAGGCAACTGTCATACCCGCGGCAACCATGGCGGCGCCCATTGGGTCTCGGAGTGTCTCACTCAATTCCATTTATATATATTGGGGTTTTTTTGTGCGAGCGTCGGGGGCATCATCGAACAAACTATCATCCCCATCATCTTCTTCTGGGGTGTCACTGGTTGGAATTGTTTTAACACCAACCTCAGTTTCAAATGGAACACCTGAGGGATCTGACTCAACTTCAGGAGTTTCTTCCTCATCTCTAATCTCCTCTGGGGCATCAACTGGGGCACCATTAGGGTATTCATCCAATGGTGGTGGAGATGGAATACCTCCATCCTCTCCGCTTTCAACTTCTCCCTCACCTTCTTGTTTTTCTTCACCATAGCTTTGTTCCAAGTCATCATCATCCACTGGTTCGCTTTCCTCAACATCCAATTCATTTCCACCACTTTCTTGGGGTGTCATATAAGTTGAGAGGATTTCTTGAACTGGGATACTTTGTTTAATTGTATCCAAAATAATTTTTCTAAAACGCTGGTCCAATTGCTTGTTTCTCTCATATTCAGATTGACTTGTTGTAAATACATATGGGTCATCATACAAATCTTTAGCAGCGTTGTTATAAACGGTCTGAATAAACACATCGTTTGTTGGAAGTTTTAGGGACAATTTTCTGTTACCTGATTGAATACGAACAGCTGACAAAATCTTAACATTACTCACCAAAACAGCAGCCAAAAGCTCACTGAATGAAGAATAAGTTCCTTCAATTTCAGATGCCCTAGTACGAGACATTGTATTAGACCAACTTGGAACTTCCTTCAACAAACTTTGGAACATCTGAAGAACCTTTCGTCCTTTAGACATTCGTTGGGATTCCATAAACATTTCGTGAAACACTTTTATCATAGGTTCCATCATAACTGTGACCATTATGCCCTGGTATTCATCTTTAGCTTCTACCAATACACTGAGGTTCTGATCCATTTATCATAAAAGTGTGTTTTTTTTGAGGGGTCATTACGCACCCGTTATCGTTTATATTTGGCTGCAGCCTTTTTCAGGTTCATTAGGGTTGGCATATCATATTCATCTTCTTGTTCTGGTTCTGGTTTTTTAACTTCCATTTTTTTTGACCTCTTCTGAATGTTCCAGGCAATATACATGCTATATGTATCAACTATAGAGGTTTCAAAACCACCATTTGAAAATTGGCGTCTTAAATACTCAGCTGCAACTGCTCTATCAAATGTTGGATACCCAAAAACAGTACTTGGAACGGTTAATATAGCACATTTATAACCCATTTCCGTGCTTAATTTTATTTTCCTACAAAACTGTTCATATATCTTCTGATAAATCTCTTTACGAATTCTTTTTCTCTCGTAATCAACTTTCTGAACATCGCTTACTCGCAACATCTCATAGTAGTGTCTTATCTTTCAAGAACTTTATTTCTTTGGTTCTCCCACGCAACTTTATCAAAATATTGACGGTTCAAAGCTGTTTTTTCTTTGATTATCTCATACTTTGTAAATTCACGACCAGTGCCATCTGTAACATATGGTGATACATTAGTTGGAGAATCAATACCCAAGGGTTGGGTTCTCGCACTTAATATCTGAGCGGTTCTGTAATCCGCATCAACGGTTACAGCAAAACCATAAGCAAATCCCTTGTTTCTAACACACATGAACATCACACGAACAACCTCCCTGAGTGGACCCTTAAATTGTTTTATCTCACTTGTCTCAATAATATAACAACAATCATCGATTTTTTCTTGAATGTATTTATTGGCATTCAAAATTATCTCTTGGAGGTGGTGGGGTCCAACTTTAACAGGAACCTCTTCCATCCCTGATGTGTTTGTAAGTTCATCGTTGATTAACAAATACTCAGCTTCCTTTTTGTGACCTGAAAGTCCAAACCGTTCAACAAATCCTTCCTTCTGGGTTATAAGAATTAACATCAGGATAATTAGAAAAAATATGAAAACATTCATTTTACTATTATGCGTTATTTTTTTTTACAATTAAAAAATAAACTAATACAAGAGATGTCTTGTATACTTGTATTCAGTCCCAAGTGTTCACATTGTAATGACTTGATTGCATATTTGAAAAAACATCCACACTTCACAAACCTGGTAAAGTATCATAATATCAATACACAAGGAATACCACAGAGTATGAAACAACATATAAAATCTGTCCCAACAATGTTTACAAAAAACGGTAAAGTATTAGTTGGAAAAGAAATTCAAAATTGGCTTAATTCTCTACTCCCAAACAAAGAATTAACAAACCATAATTTTCGTGGGGGATTTGGAAACTTTTCATCAATTGATGGGGAGGATGACACGGAAATAGGTTTTGATCTTGAAAACTATGGACAATCCCTCCAGCCAGCGATGACACCACAACTTGAAGCCCGAATATCACAGGATGTTAAGGATGCATATTCGGATGCTGAACCATCAAATCAATTAAAGATTTAAAGACAATTTTTAATTAGATGAAGCTTACTACTATCCAAGCTTCAGCAATAAAATCTTGTTTTGAAGTTCTATCAGGAATACTTAACGACGTTAATATTTATTTCAAACCCGAGGGTGTTTTCATTACCACCCTAGATACAGCAAGAACATCCCTAATTGATTTAAGACTTTCAGCAGAAAATTTTGAAGAATATGAATGCGAGGAACCTATTGTTGCGGGTGTAAATATTTCAAATACTTTTAAACTTTTAAAGTCAATTACAAATAATGATATTCTAAAACTTTCTATTAACTCAAAAGAATTTATGAATATTGAAATTGTCAGTGAAAATAAAAAAACAAAAACAAATTTTCAACTCAAACTCTTGGATATTAACGAAAATATTTACGAAGTTCCAGAAATTCCAATGACAGTCACAACATCAGTTTCATCTGTAGATTTTCAAAGAATATGTAGGGACATGAGTAACATTGGCACAGACATATTTATAAAAAGAGTTGGAAATACAATATCCCTAGGTTGTTCTGGTGATTTCGCCAACCAAGAAACATCAATTGAATGTGTTGAAACAATTCAAAGTGAGTTGATTGGAGAATATTCACTGAGATACTTAAATATTTTCACAAAGGCAACAAGTATGTGCGCAATGGTGCAACTTATGCAAGAAGAAGAAAATAGATTTTTGGTTCTTAAATATAGTATTGCAAACCTAGGGGAATTAAGATTTTACTTGGCAACTAAAACAACTGAGTGAGCGGTATTGTAAGCCTTCACATTTCCCATAACATCACTAATTACCAAATATGGATACTCTTTCTTCATTGTATCCTTATCAAATGTAAACATATCCTGGATAAGAATACCTTTTCCGTAAAAGTTACTCTTAGGACCAGCGTACCTTTTTACCTTATCGGTGACATCCCTAACCGTTTCACAATTATCATTAACTAATTTAGCAGAAATTATTGGCATACATATACCAGTTTCATTTTCTTGAGGAGGCCACTCTTGGGAAACTCCATGAGACAAATATTTGTAAATACGATTATTGTAATAATATTTTGTGGTGACCACACATTTAATTACATTTTGGGGAATAGAATATTGGGAAATATCCTTTTTTGTTATATCAACAAAATGAGATGTGTTATAATGAGACCAATGTTGTGATTCATCATACCAAAAATCACTTGAAATAATATAGTCCTCATCTGGGTCTATTTCATATGACAAGGAACGATATATAATCTCATAGTTTTTGCGTTTGAATAAACAAACATATAATTCATAAGCCTTTAGAATAACAGGGGTTAAAAGTTTAATCAACATTATATATAATGGAAGGTAATTTTTTAAGTAGATACAATAACAAATTAGAATATTTTGAAAAAAAGATTACCTGTGATCCTTCAAATAAATTAATGTATGAATCTGAAATGGCAGACTATATAATAAGGTGTATGCCTTATATGTCAAGACACGCTGAAGAACAAGATGAAAAAATTTCACATGATAATGTTTTTAATTGTAAAGAAACAAAAGGTCTAGACAGAAAAGATATTTATTTAGATTATCTCGCGGAAGTTGAAAACATGAATGTTGATAGAATAAGTATAAAAAAGAAAGAAGAATGTGATGATTGTAAAACTGGAAATCTTTTATACTTCTCCGAAACTACAGATGTTGTATGTGGAGATTGTGGTAAAGTTGTTGATGTTATGTTAAGTGAAGAACTTACATATAGAGAAGAACATGAATCAACTGAAAAAATAATTAATTATTCATACAAAAGAGAAAATCATTTTAATGAATGGTTGTCCCAATTCCAAGCACAAGAAATGACAAATATTCCACCAGAAGTTATTGACAATTTGAGAATAGAATTGAAAAAATTAAAAATTAAAAAATTAGAAGATATTACACATACTAAAATAAGAGGTCTTCTAAAAAAATTAAAATTAAACAAATATTATGAACATGTTCCATATATAACAAATATTCTTAATGGTATAAATGCTCCCAAGATGCCACAAGAATTAGAAGAGAGATTGAGAATTATGTTCAAAGATATTCAAGCTCCTTTCGAAAAACATTGCCCACCAGAAAGAAAAAACTTCCTTTCATACTCCTATGTCCTTTACAAATTTTGTGAACTCCTAGGGGAAGACGAATATCTTCAATATTTTCCATTGTTGAAATCAAAAGAAAAATTATACAACCAAGATGTGTTGTTTAAAAAAATATGTGAAGATTTAAAATGGGAATTTATACCAACAATTTAAAGAATAAATTACAATTTATTATAATGGATAAATATTTGTATGTGTTACGAGCTTCATGGTATCACTTTAGAAGAGGCTTTGAAACATTGTACGAAGGTTTCAAAGACCCAGATAAATTTTATAAAGAAGACAGAGAACAAACCGCACTATTGGCTAAACTATTCCCAATCATGGTTTATCTCACAATGAATCACAAACCATATGGGTGAGTATGAACCCATACATTACAAATCCATTTCTCACCATTTTTTACTGGTATACCACCGTGTATAGACTTGTCAGTAATTAAACCATAATTATCTAAATTATTAAACTTCAATACATCACCCGCTTGTAATTTATATTTTTTATTCAAAGTTGGAAAATCTGTTTCACCTCCCTCATAATCATCATTTAATGCTATGAGGAATGTGTATTTTCTTTTATTTTCACCCTCAAATGCATCGTTGTGGGGAATATAAAATCCACCTGGTTTGTATCTGACAACTTGGAGTTTTTCACAATTTTTAAGGGGTCTGTCGCATTTTTTCAAACAACGACGCATTACGCGCTCAACAATTGGATCGTCCTTGGGACATAAAAATGCAGTTTCACTTACCCTAACCTTATTATCAATCCTCCTATTTACACCCTCCTCAACCGTAGAAGTTTTTAATTTATCGCGAGCAACTTTCATGATATGCTCCCTCTCTTCTTCTGTAATCAATTCATCATACACCCTTGGTTTAACATATGTAGGAATTAGCATGTAAATAATAAATATTAATGCAAGCAATACGACTATAATCATACTATTACTATTACAAAAGATTATTTGTGAAAAGACCAATTGACTGAAAAATATGGAATAACACAGTTGTTATATCTCCTACTAATACTAAGCATTTCTTTACCAGTATAACTAATAAGTTTGGTTAATATATCATATATTTCTGGAAATTTATTTTTATCCAATACAAATTGTCGTAATAAATCTCCAGTTGTATCTACAAACATTGTCAAAACATTTCTAAAATCTCGTCTCTTTTCCCTGTCCCTCTCTTTTCTTTGAATTTTTCTTTTGAAATCTGTCTCAGATATTTCACCCATCATATAAGACGCCCGTAATTCTCTATTATCGATATTCCTATCATTGTAATAATATGGGATTTCTATTCTATCAATATGGAAAATCGCACGATGGATATTAACCATTC